ATCGGCCAGAAGGCTATCAATTAAGCCGCTCGGCAGGGGTTTGGGTGTGGTCATTTTTACTCCAAAAATATATAAGCAGTTTCCTGCCATATGACCATTTACACAAAATTATTTACACCCCCACCGGAACCGCAGCAACCGCAGGGCTTTACGATCTCATTTGATGATGTGCCGGAAGCCACGCTCCCGAGTTACAACGTTCCGAATACTTTCTCCTCTACAAGTTGGGGTTCTGGAACGTGTCCACCTAATATAGATATTCCTATTACTGGAATGACTATTCACATTCCCACTGAACCAATCTGTGACACTGCGGAAATGATCAATCCTTTTGTTCTGCTTCTTTCTTCATTAATTGCTATTTATATCATTGCGGGGGTTCGAGGCGGTTCAGCTTCGTAAAATTCTATGTTCAATATCTTAATTCCTTTAGGTGCTTTTCTTTCTGCTGGTGTCGGCTTTCTTGCTATTCGTGCCTTGATGGGCGTCGGTGTTGGCTTGATTAGTTATGGCGCTGTTTTAATCGTGATTGAGCAGCTTTTTGCCCTTGCCCAAGGGTATTAACAACAACGCGCCAGCTTTCGCCCTTCAGATCATCGGTTTGGCCGGTTTTGGGCAGGCAATCGGCATCATTGCCGGTGCAATTACTTTCCGCGCCACTTTCATGTTTATGGCAAGACTTGGAGTTATACCAAAATGAGCATTACTTTAATCACTGGAAAACCTGGAAGCGGGAAAACCGTTTTCGCTTTGTCTGGCTACATAAAACCCGAACTGCAAAAGGGGCGCATTGTTTACACAAACGGCATTCCGGATTTGAAATTTCAGCATATTGAACTAACAAACGAAGATTTAAACCGATGGGACGAACGAGAACCGGTAGAAGGTCGCAAAGGTGTTTATGAATTGACCACGATTAAAGAGGATGCCTTAATCGTTGTCGATGAGGCGGCCGACGTTTGGCCAGCTTTGCACCTTAAAACTATTCCTGAGTTCCTTCAGTATTTGCGTAAACATAGAAAGCACGCGATTGATTTTCTGTTATTGACACAAGATCCCCATTTTTTACACCCGCATGTATTGCTTAATGTCGATCGACATATTCACCTTGTCACTGATTGGCGCGGCACATACTCTTATGAATGGCCTGAATACTGCGTTAATCCGATCATGCCTAGCAATCAAGCCCGTGCTGTTTCAAAACCCTATAAGCTGGACAAGTCTGTTTTCAGCGAGTTCTATTCAGCAACTAAACACCTTCCAAAGCAAAAGCGCTCTATCCCTAAAATGGTATATGCCGCAATTTTTATGCTTTTCGCCGTTCCCGCAATGGGTTACATGTCCTATGCAACTATTAGCAGCAAACTTGAAAATCCAATCGGTGTAAACCTGGCCAAGCTGGACGAAACAAAAACTGAAGAAACCGCGAAGCAGGGGGTTGATTCCCCGAAAACTGGCATGGTACCCGTGGTTCAACCGGCCACCGACAATACACCCGTCAAGCAATCATTATCCATGCTTTCAGAATCAGTTGATTGGGATCAAGTCGCCGCCTGTATGTCCAGCAAATCACACTGCGTTTGCTATGGTCACAAAGCGCAGCGGCTAAACATTGACCCGAACACATGCAACGCCGCTATTGATTATGGGTGGATGTCAAAACAAGTTAGTAAATCTATGTAAAGGAAAATAAAAATGTTAATTAATCAAAATCCCTTCAAGGAACATCCTTATTTTTTTGATGCATTACCCAACCGGGCGGAATCTTTTATTGATTGGGTTCCCAGCGGAATGCTCATTTGCACCAATGATCAGATATCAAATACACCTGTTATGTGCTTCCATGATCATGAAAAATTTCTTTTGTCTTTATCTGAAAATGATTCTGAAATGCCTTTAATGCTTCTCCCCCTTCCTTTTTCTTTATTTGATCAGTTCGCCTCATTGGACCGAACAGCCTTAATATTGCCTCCCGGTTATGGTCATGACCATGAAGATGAAGTTTATGTTCTGGCTATCAATGAGAACGGCTTTCCGACTGGTCATTGGTTCGAGGCATCCATACAGTGTCAAGATTACTACGGCCAACCTTCCGAAGGTTTGAAAAAGGGTTATTCCCTTGTTACTTTGGAAATTTATTGAATTTTTGTAGTTTTCTAAATACTGCTTTTTGCTTTGCCTTTCAATAGCACGGGTTGCGCCGCCGACCGGCGCAAGGGATATGCTCGGCGATAGCCGGGCATGCTGTCCCGAACCCAATCACTAAGGGCGCTTCGCCCTTACTTCCTCCCTTTGCCGAACAGGGTTTATATTTCTGGTTGCTTGCCGCTAAACTTTCCAATGATTTTATTGGGGGAGTTTATGCGCTTTATTTCTTGGTTTTTTCGGTATTACAGACCAAATTCTTTGGTTTTTTGTTTGGCTGTGATTGTTTTGGGCTTTTCTTTTCATTTTCTCTATAGAATCGCGATGATCGATTTTATTACTGATAAAGCGAAAGCCGAAATTTTGAAATTGCCGAGCATTAATAGACCTCATATTCACAGTACGCCTTTGCCTTCTCTTTCGGATTCGGCCGCTGACTCTGAAGCTGGTATTTCTTCTAAGATTCCGAAGTCTTGCTTTTCTAGTGATGCGCGCGGTTGCGTTTGCTATGATCAACACACTATTGTAATCAAGGATTTTCCTGTAGATCGATGTCAGGATATTGTTGACGGTTTTGCTCGTTTTTAGGTGTGTTATGTCTGATTTTTCCAAGCTCCAGAATATTTACTGGCGGATTCGCTATCAACGAAATAGAAACCTCAAGCGGAAATATTACCGCTATGCTGCGGACGAAAAAAAACGCCTGATTGAGTCAGGCGTTGATCCGGAAGAGCTGCGGCTATTTTGTCGATCGCTTGCTAAGCAGCACTGCGAACATGCCGAAAGGAATTTAATAATCTATCAATCCAAATTGACAGAACATCCGATTTCCTCCTGATTCTGCGCCGTTTGCATTGCTTATAATTTGTATTATGTAAAATTTATAATACACTACTTAAAGCGCGGCAAAAAATTCATAAGTTTTTATCGATTCTTAGTTTCATTTCAAAACCCCTTTCAAATTATTCACAGTTTGTTGAATGTCCTTATATCCGTTAAGTGATATAAACCTTTTAAATCAATATGAAACACAGCTTTAATTGAGCGGCGTTAATTTTCAAAAATTGCCATGATGGCGCTTTTGCGCAGAAAAAATGGAATATTTAATAAAGAAGGCGGATTCAACTATGAAGTGCAACTTTTGTAAGTAAGTTTATAGGCAAGCTACGGTAGTATCGGAGCTGCTTAAACGACCAAGTAAGAGGAGCACAGATGAAGCACTACAAGCAGCTCACTCGAGAGCAACGATACCAGATTTCTGGTTTGAAGAAAGCGGGATTGAATCAATCGCAAATTGCGGCTGAAGTGGGCGTACATAAGTCAACGATCTCTCGGGAATTCGGACGAAACCAAGGCCGT